ATAAAAAAGTTAGCTACAAGCACAACGCCATCTGACACGGTGAGTTAATGATTGTTCCCGTCCCTGATGGAAGCGGAAGGGTCATCGAAGTTCTCACTGATGATCCAATATACGCATCACAAAGAGCGCGTGAGTGGGCTGCAGAGAACCCATCAGTAGAGCGCGGTGCTCAACTCGCAGAAGAGGATGTATCTGCGTTTGGTGATGTGTTTCGTGGCGTGGGCGCTGGCCTTGTCGGGGCTTTAGAAGGGATCAGCACGCTACCAACAGAACTGGCTGATGCCATCACTGGCTCAGAAGAAAACAGTTCACAAGTTATTAGAGAGTTCTTCAATAAGTACAAGCCTGAAACCTCTACGGGTATAGGCGAAGCTGCTCGTTTCATAACTCAGTTTGCTGTGCCCGGTGGTGCTGCCGCCAAGGTGGCCAAAGGATTAGGCAGGCCCGCACAAGTTGGTGCATTTGCTGCTGCTGATGTTGCAGCTACAACACCTGATGTAGAAACCCTTGGTGACTTTCTTGATGCTGGCCCTACGAAACGAATAGAAACCAAAGATCTTGCAGCCGCAGAGTTGGCTCAAGCAAACCTAGCAAACAGACTGAAAGTTGCCACAGAAGGTGCTGCCGTAGTTTTAGGTGTCCCTGCCATAGCTAGGTTAGGCGTTTCGGCAATTGGCTCTACGGCAGAAGCTCTTGGCAAAACAGATATGGCGAAAGAAGCCGCACGCGCTATCGCTGATCCAAATACACCATTCAAATCGGTAGGCGTAAAGCCTGATTTAAAAGACCCTAACTTCTTTGAAAGGCAAATTGAGAGCTTGAAGAAGACAGGACGCAGATTCTTAACCAATCAAGGCAGAATGCCTGATGAGTTCACAGCGCAGTATGAGGCAACACGAGTTTCTAAGATAGCGGCTCAAAACTCTGCTGCTCGCCAAGGTGTTGAGAAAATAAACAACGCGCTCACTTACGCAAATAAAAACGAAGGCATTCTTAACAACCAAGACAAAAGCATTGTTCTTAATACACTAAACGACTTCTTGTTCGCTGAGCCAAAAACTGGCGCAACTCGTGAAGTTGTTCAAAGCAATGCTGGCAGAGTGTTAAAAGATCTTGATAAAAGAATCGCAGCGTCTAAGCCTAAAACTCTATTTGGAAGCGAGAAAGATCTAAGCTTGTTTGATGGTGCAACTCAGTTAAGAGAGCAGATTGATGGTCTCAGTGATTCAATTGTAAAAATCAAAGACGATCCATTTTTGCAAGAGGGGTCAAGAGAGCAGTTAATCAAAACAATTGAAGATAATCTAGGTTTCTATGGCACCAGAATATACAGGGCAGCAAAAGAAACGGATTACACTCCAACTGGCGTTCAACAAGCCAAAGCAATAGATGAGCTAGTTCAATCAACAGCTGGGCTAGATGAGGCTTCTCGCATTACTCCAGCCAAAGCTAGAGGCATTCTGGCCAACATGTTGAGCAAGATGCCTAACAATGCCAACGTCAATCCAAAAGATTTAATAGACGAAGAAGTTCTTTCAGGCGTTGGCCAGGGTGTTTTAAAAGGCAGAACGCTAGATAATTTTCCTGCGATTAGGGATTTTTTAGGCGAGTACACGGGCGCAAAAGAAGTCATTGGCCGTGAGAACACCAAGATTCTAAGAGCCAGAGATGTCGCTGAGCAAGAGGCGGGGCTAAAAACAAAGATCATTGATACCGTTGACATATTGTCAAAGCAAATAAGAAAAGATGAATACTATAAAAACTTATTTGCTCATAACGAAAGCCTAGCCGCAGACAAAAAGTTTTTGTTTGACGATATCCCGCCTGGCGCAAACTTAACAGCTTACACGCGCATTGGTAATAAGAGTCCACTTGAAAAAATTACAGACGAAGATAGAGCTAAATACGGCCCATTGGCTGGTAAGTATGTATTGAAAGAACACCAGGAGGCTTTTGAACAGGCTGGTGACATATTCAATTTGGCTAATACGATGCCTTTGTATGCGACGTTCTTGGGGATCAAGGGCATGTCGCAGATTGCAAAAACTGTGTATAGCCCAATCACACAAATTAGAAACGCCACAACTGCCGCATTTTTTGCTCTTGCAAACGGAAACATAGGCAGCGCAGATTCACTAGCTAAGTCGGTATCTAGTGTTTTAACAAATCTAAATCAAAGATTGACTAAGGTTGGTGATTTTAAGATAGGTGAAAAGTCTGCTGCACAAGCGAGTAAAGCTGACCTTGAAAAGTATTACAATGAACTTGTTGAATTGGGGATCATCAACACCAACGCAAAGGTGGGTGAGTTTGAGGCGTTGCTTAACGACGCGCTAGAATCAACCAAGGCTGTGCCAAGATTAGCTGAGAAGGCATTTCAATTTGCTAAAAGTAGACAGAATGGTTTTGCTGCCAAGCTTTACCAAGGTTCTGATGATGTTTGGAAGGCATACAGTTTTGAAATGGAACTAGCTAAGCTTCAGAAAGCTTTTAAAAACAACCCTAATGCAGCCATACCTGTGTCTGATGGCGAAAACTTTTTAAAGTTTGGTAACGTCATTAGAAGAACAGATGACAAAGGGGAAGTATTAATTTCAGATGATGTTCTTGAAACAGCTTTGAAAAGAGAGGCCGCTGAGATCGTAAAAGATACAGTGCCAAACTATGCTCGAGTGCCTGAAGCAATCAAAAGACTAAGGCAACTGCCCGTTGGTAACTTCATCGCGTTCCCAGCAGAGATCATCAGAACCAGTGGAAACATTCTTCAACGATCCATCAAAGAGCTGGCTAGTGAGTCGCCTGAGATCAGGGCGATTGGTATGAAGCGGCTTACCGGGATGATGGCTACAAACGTGGCGATTCCCTCAACTTTAGCAACCGCAGGGTTGTTATTGTCTGGAGCGGATGATGAGCAAGTGCAGGCTTACAAACGTTCCATGGCATACGAGTGGGATAGGAACTCTACTCTGATACCGATAGCCACAGACAAAGATGGCAATATTACCGAGATGTACAACTTTTCATACACCAACCCGTATGACTACATGTTGCGTCCAGCGCGAGCCGTATATAACGCGGTAGCAAATGGTGTTACGGCTGAAAAAGATTTATCAGAGATAGCTTTTGATGCATCAACCGATTCGCTTTACGAGTTTGCGGCTCCATTTGCAAACGAGTCAATCGTCACGCAAAAGATATTTGATGTTGCTCGTAACAGAACAGACTTTGGCGCGCCTGTATATAACAACCTAGACCCTCTTGGACTCAAAGCGGCTAAATCTTTAGCGCACTTTGCCGAAGGATTAACGCCAGGCTTCTTGCCAGTGCGGCTTACAGGTGATGTAGGAACCCCAGAGACGGGCTACTTTGGCGTTAAGTTTGGAGATTTTCCAAAGGCAATTGGATCTGTCGCAGGCATGGATCCAAGAAGTGCTGTGACTCGACAAGGGTATCGTATTGACCCAGCGCAAGAGTTTGCAGAGGCGCTCACCGGGCTGAAGACGATCAAGCCTAGAGTCAAAAGAACTTTATATTATCGCGGTGTAGAAGCTGCACGAAATGTACGAGATGCATCTGCAATCTTTAACCAAGTCGCAAAGTCACGCGGCGATGTGAGCGCAGAGAAAGTCACTCAAGCATACATCACAGCCAACGAACAAAGGTTTAAGGCGCTGCGTGACCTCAACATGGCGATTGAAGACGCAAAGACTCTTGGCTTGTCTACGGCAGATATCGTTCAGCCTTTGAAAGAAGCAAAGACTCCAAAGCTTGCATCAGTACTAGCTGGTAGGTTTGATGCCTTTTTCCCTGCAAAAGAAACGATAAGAATTGCAATGCAAGGCACAGAAGACAAGCTTTCTAATCCGTTTGACTTCGATCAAATCACAAACGCATACAGAGACTTTCAAGGCGCTGCACTCAGACCAAAAGCTGCAGCCGAAGCACAAGCCGCACAAGCGCCTGTTGCACCACCTCCTGTACAACCACAGCCTGCACCTCAAATCCCGCCTACACAGCCTAGCACAGCGCCTAGGTCATTATTTGACCGTGGCACCGATGCGCTAAGACAGATAGAGTTGAACAAACTCCTAGGCATTGATTAGTTTGATCCCAAAAAGAAAGCGGCCAAAGTCAAAATACTTTGCAAAGAAGACTGAATACGATGGCATCGTGTTCGACTCCAAGCTTGAAGCAGCCAGGTACAAGATACTCAAGCAGCTAGAGCAAGCTGGCGAACTGACTGATCTTGAAGTGCAGGTGGACTTTCCCTGCGTGATCACCGTCAACGGCGAGGATCAGAAGATCTGCTCGTACATAGCAGACTTCCGATACAAGCGCGATGGTGAAGTGGTGGTTGAAGACACCAAAGGAGTGATCACCCAGGTGTTCAGGCTCAAGAAGAAACTCGTTGAAGCCTTATACCCGGGCACCAAGATACTGGTAGTCAAAGACCCTCGCAGCTGGGACTAAAACGGCGTATCACGCTCATCCATGTTGTCGATCTGGCTCCCTGGGAACTCAGCCCGAATCTTTTCAGCATCAATCATCATCTCAGCATTGAACTGCACTTTGGATAGCTCACGCATCTCAGCACTAGAGTAGTAATACTCACCATCCTCTGGCCTCACACCATTGTAGAAGTCGATGATTCCCACTCTGTACGCTGTGGCGTCCTCTGTGCTCCTCTCAGGCATGTGATCTGCATTCACTAGCTCAGGTATC